GTTAACTTTTCAGGTATGGTTTCCATACCGAAGCTTGGGGGAGCAGCGGGTGCCGTACAAAGACAAGGATCTAAAGCGTGCCAGTGCCCGTCGCCACTATGCGAGGAACCGCGAGAAGGTAATCGAGAAGAACAATGCAACCCGGCGCGAGTTGCGGCGACAGTGGCAGCAGTTTAAGCAGTCGTTGGCCTGCATGATTTGCGAAGAGAAGCACCCGGCCACACTCGACTTCCACCACATAATCCCGGGCGAAGACAAGATATACCGACTGGTTGCCAGCGGCGCGATTAAGAAGGCGTTCAAAGAGATAGAGAAGTGCTTGGTTTTGTGCGCTAACTGCCATCGCAAGCTGCATTATCGGGAACGCTACGGCGAAGAAGACTTGCAGGAAGAGTAAAACCTGTTATATTCGCCGCCATGAATAGCGCGATAACTGCAGATCAGACGCTGCGGGAACTGGCGCTTGCCATAGCTAGAAACCAAGTGGGGGCCATGCGGCCGACTCACGAAGTTATTGCAGGCGAAGGTATCACCCAGTCTGAATACGCACTGATTTCCCAGAACCCGCAATTCCAGCGGTATGTTGACGCATATTGCAATGAGTTGCGTGATAACGGCTTTTCGTTTGCCGCCAAGGCGAAGATACTGGCCGAGGATTTGCTCGTCACCAGCTACCATATGGCGCGTGATCCGGATGTGCCAGCCGCTGTGCGGGCGAAAATCCATGAAAACTTCGTGGAATGGGCCGATTTAAAGCCCAAAAAAGACCAAAATACAGTGTCCGGGCCCGGGTTTTCGATCACGATTAACCTGCCAGCGACCGAACAAAAGCCTGCAGAAACCATTATTCTTGAGGCCGAACCCGAGCCTAAAGAGGCCAAAAAAGGCCCAAAACAGGTCAAAAACGACCCAAAAACGGCCCAAAACAGCCCATTCCTACTAGTCGAGCCGGATAATTATGAATATGCCGGTGATGATTATGTCGAATAACCGACACCCTGCAACAGATAATCCTGCAGATAATGGCTAACGGCATTAACTATACTCCCCCCAAATCGCTAGTCGGGTTTTTGACTTCTGAAGCGTTTGTATCGCTGGTATCAGGCCCGGTCGGTTCCGGCAAATCGTCGGCGGCGATGATGAAAATCGCTTACCACGCCAAGAAAATGCGCAAGGGGGCCGATGGCAAACGGCGCAGCCGGGCAGTGGTGGTGCGGAACACGAACCAGATGCTGACGGATGCGACGATCCCGACGTTCATGACATGGTTTCCGGAAGGGGTAGCGGGCACTTATGCGCGTACTGACAAAAGGTTCTTCCTGCGCTTCGATGATGTCGAGTGCGAGGTGCTGTTTCGGGGGCTTGACGATGCCAACGATGTGCGGCGACTGTTATCACTCGAATGCTCGTTTGGCGTACTGGACGAATATCGCGAGATCCATCCAGACATTTTCAACGCCCTGCAGGGTCGCGTTGGACGATACCCGTCCGTTGCCAACGGAGGATGCGTAACTGACGATGGCACGCCGAACCACCACATCTGGGGGGCGACCAACGCACCGGATGCGGATACGTTCTGGGAAGAGTACATGACTTCCCCACCCAGCACCGCTGCCATCTTCCAGCAACCCAGTGCCCTGTCGGCTGAATGCGACTGGGCGGACAACCTGATCGACGGGTATTACCAGACGCTGGCCGAAGGCAAGACCGAGGACTGGGTGGATGTGTATATCCATAACAAGTTCGGGCGCAGCTTGTCGGGTACTCCGGTCTATCAGAAGTCGTTTGTGCAGGACTTCCACGTAGCGAAGAATGAACTGCGGCCGATTAACTCGGCAGAGTATCCGATCATTATCGGGATCGACTTTGGGCGCACCCCGGCAGCCGTGTTCAAACAACGTGACCCGCGCGGGCGGGTATTGACGCTGGGCGAGTTGACCTCCGAGAACATGGGGATCGAGACGTTTATCCGCACTAAACTCGCGCCGTATGTGGCGAACACCTTCCCCGGGCATCCGATGCTGTGTGCGCCCGACCCGGCCGGGTTTATGAAACAGCAGCTAAATGAGATGACGCTGGTCGATGCGCTAAAGGCTGCGGGTTATAAGTGTGTTAAACCGCCGACCAACAAACCCGAGCTACGGATACAAGCAGTCGAGCGGCTGCTGGCCCAGCAGTTGGAAGGCAAAGCGATGTACTTAATCGACCCGCGCTGCACGATGCTGATTAAGGGATTCCGCTCCGGTTATCGGTACAAACTGAAGAAAAATGGCGAGATCGAGGATTCACCGGATAAAAACGAGTATTCGCATGTGCACGACGCGAACCAGTACGCGGACGCAGTAATCGACATGAACGTGCGCGGGGCAGCCCTGCAAACGGCAAAAAGGGAGATTAAGCGGGTATCGTACGTGTATACTTGACACCAAGAAACCCCGGTGTTACATAGGGGCAGCCGATTATCAAGGGATTATCTTCCCTATTAACGCAGAGATTATCCATGAATGGTCTTGCCCTGATGCCGGTAGCGCGTGCTTCTGACCTTGAAGCCGCTGCCAAACGCAAAGCCACTGAACAGCAGGCGCAGCCAGTCATTCAAGGGCTGGCTGCCCACATCAAACAGCGGTGGGACACCGCCCGCCTTGCCAAACGGGAACTCGAAGAGCGGATGCTGCGCTGCCTGCGCCGTCGCAACGGCGAGTACGACCCGGAGAAATTGGCTGAGATTCAGGCCCAAGGCGGCTCCGAGATTTTCGTTCAGCTAACGTCGGTCAAATGCCGCGCCGCCACAAGCTGGCTGCGGGATACGCTGTTGGGCACCGGGGCTGATCGGCCTTGGTCGCTCGAAGCCACCCCGCTGCCGGATTTGCCGCCGGCCATCGTGGAAGAGTTGAAGGCGAAAATGGCGGCAGAGTTGATGGCCGCTTACGCCAACGGCATCCAGCCCGACCCGAACGAGTTGCGCGAGATCGCCGCTGCGATGAAAGACCGCGCCATGCGCGAAGCCCGTGAAGAAGCCGAGCGCCGTGTGGAGCGCATGAGCAGCAAGATGGAAGACCAGTTGATCGAAGGGGGCTTCCACAAGGCGTTCAACGAGTTTCTGGACGATATCGTCACGTTCCCGTACGCGGTGATGAAGGGCCCGGTCAAGCGCCGCCGCAAAACGCTGGAGTGGCAGAACGACACGCTGGTGCCGGTGGAGAAGATCCGCAACGAGTGGGAGCGCGTGGATCCGTTCATGATCTATTGGGCCCCGTGGTCATGGCACTTGGGCGACGGCTACATCATTGAGCGCCACAAGATGACGCGCGACGATCTGGAAGCCCTGATCGGCGTAGAAGGCTACAGCGAAGACGCGATTCGTTCGGTACTGGACGAATTTAACTTGGGCAACCTCAAAGAGTGGCTGTGGTCGGACTCGGCCAAAGCGACCGCCGAAGGCAAAAACCTCACCTACGCACTGCACACCGATGATCTGGTGGACGCACTGCAACTGTGGGACAACGTGCAGGGCAAGATGCTGATCGACTGGGGGATGGATCCGAAAGAGATTCCTGACCCGACCCTCTCGTACCCGTGCGAGGTGTGGCTGATTGGCAACGTGGTCATCCGCGCGGTGCTCAACTACGACCCGCTGGGTCGCAAGCCGTACTACCTGACTTCTTACGAAAACCTCCCGGGGTCTGTCGATGGCAAGGGCGTGGCCGATCTGTGTATGGATTCGCAGGACATGGTTAACGGTGCGGCGCGCGCGCTGGCGAACAATATGGGCATTTCGTCAGGCCCGCAAGTGGGTGTGAATATCTCGCGCATCCCGGCCGGCGACGATGTGACCAACATGTACCCGTGGAAGGTCTGGCAGTTCCAGTCCTCCGACTACAACGACTCTTCCCCGCCGCTGTCGTTCTTCCATCCCAAAAGCAATGCGCAAGAACTGATGACGGTGTTCGAGAAGTTCGCCTCGCGCGCCGATGAAGACACGATGATCCCGCGTTACATGACCGGTGAACACGTGGCTGGTGCAGGACGTACGTCTTCGGGCCTGTCGATGCTGATCTCGAACGCCGGCAAGGGCATCAAGCAGGTGATCTCGAACATCGACCAGAACATCATCATCCCGATCATTGAGCGGCTCTATCAAGACAACCTGCGCTATAGCAAAGACCCGGAGTTGATTGGCGATGTGAACATCGTTGCCAAGGGCGCACAGTCGCTGGTGGTGAAAGAAGCCGAGGCGCTGCGCCGCAATGAGTTCCTGCAACTGGTGCTGAACAGCCCGGTCGCCCAGCAGATCGTGGGCATGAACGGCACGGCCGAACTGCTGCGTGAGTCGGCGCGCAACCTGTCGGGTAATGTGGACAAGATCGTTCCTGACCAGCAACAAATGAGCGTCATCCAGCAGCAGGCGCAGATGATCCAGCAGTTGCAGATGCAGATCCAGACGATGATGCAAGCCGGCGAGATGGCGATGCAGCAGATGGACGGGCCCGGGGGCAGCCCGGCACCGAATGCCCCCAAAGTTCAAGGCAAGAACATGCTGCCCGACGGGTCGCAGGTAGGCGGGCGGGAGTCGAACTTCATGAGCCCACGGCCAAACGGGGTTTAAAACACCCAGATAATCGGGTTGCTCATTGACAACTGATTATCTGGATGATAAATAGCATATGAATATATTTTTAGACGGTAAATCCGACCGTAAGGCTGTTGCAACGCTGGCGCGCTGTAAACATCCGGAGAACGAGGGTTTACTTCTGCTCTTTAAACAAATACTGGAAGAAACGAAACTTTCGTTAATCGAAGCGGACGGGGATCATTTCCGACGGCTGCAGGGACGCGCGAAGGTTTTGCATGATTTTCTCGAAGCGGTGGAAAAAGCCCCTTCGACGCTTGAACGGATGCGTTAATCCGAATAACCCGTAGCAAACCATTATGTCAGCGGCACACCGTGGTAGGAGCCAAAGACAGAGTTGGAGCTTAAAGGAGCAATACATGGCTTTGCCAAAACAGGTTGAACAGCAACTGAAAGAACTCGAAGCACTTGAAAAGCAGCTTGCCGGTGACGGTGAACCCGCCCCGGAAGCGGCCCCGGTCGAACCGGAAACGCCACAAGCAGAGCAGCAAGCCGAGCCGCAGCCCGCGCAGCCTGAAACGAAGCCCGTCGAGGCGACCAAGCCGGAAGTACCGGAAGACACATGGCAGCAGAAGTACCGCACCCTGAAAGGCATGTACGACGCAGAAGTGCCGCGTCTGCACGCACAGGTAAAGGAACTGCAAGCATCCATGGCGCAGTTGCAGCAGGAGTTGGCAGCCAAGCCGGCCCCGGCCGCAGTCCCGGCACCCGAGCCCAAGAACCTCGTAACCGATGAAGACGTTGAAGCGTTTGGCAAGGACTTGATCGAAGTCCAGCGCAAAGTAGCACGCGAAGTCGCGATGGAGTTCAAGGCAGAAATCGATGCCTTGAAAGCGGAGAACCAGAAACTGCAGCAGGAAATGCAGCGTACCGGTTCACAGGTCGGTGAAGTGTCGTTCGAACAGAAGCTGCACCATCTGGTGCCTGACTGGGCGGCGATTAATAACGACCCGCGCTGGTTCGCATGGTTGGATGAAATTGATCCGATGGTGCGAGGCCCCCGCCGCAATATGGCTCAGCAAGTCTACAACGCAGGTGACGCGGAAGGCGTTGCGTACTACGTGAAGCTGTTTAAAGACGCAGTAGCAGCCCCGGCCGTCGATACCAAGCAAGCCGAACTCGAACGTCAAGTCCAGCCGAGTCGTTCCGCGACCGCGCAGACCCCAGTCTCTCAGAAAGGGAAGATTTATTCGACCCGCGACATCGAGAAGATGTTTATGAAGATGAAGGATCTGAACGTGGCGCACAAGTTCGATGAGGCGAGAAAACTTGAAGCCGAAATCGATGCTGCCTACATGGAAGGACGCGTTACCGCGTAATCAACCGGGTACGGTAGCTACGGTTTAACCAACTTTGTTTTTTAATAGGAGGCCACCATGGCTACTGTAACTCCCGGCGCAGTATTCCCGGCGAACTCGCCGTTTAACACCAACCCGGCATATTCCGGCACCTTTATTCCGACCCTGTGGTCGGGCAAGCTGAATGCCAAGTTCTACCAGAACACGATGCTGGCGGAAATCGCCAACACCACGTGGGAAGGCGAACTGAAGAACCAAGGCGATACCGTCCGTATCCGCATGGCTCCGACCATCAGCATCTCCGACTACGCTGCCGGCAGCAACCTGTCGTACGAAGTGCCGACCCCGATCTTTACCGATCTGCAAATCAGCAAGGGTAAGTATTTCGGCGTGCAAGTCAACGACGTGCTGGCGTACCAGTCGGACATCGATCTGATGAACATCTTCACCGAAGATGCTGCCAAGCAACTGAAGATCGCGATTGAGAACGAAGTGTTCTTCAACTCGTTCGTCACCGAAGGCCCGGCCGCTGCCAACGAAGGCTCGACCGCTGGTGCTATCTCGGCCGCGTACAACCTCGGCACCGACACCGCTCCGATTGACCAATCGACCCCGGAAAACGTGCTGAACGCCATCCTGCGTATGTCTTCGGTGCTGGACGAGCAGAACGTGCCGGAATCGGGCCGCTGGCTGGTTATCTCCCCGTACGACCGCCATCTGCTGATGCAGTCGAACATCGCTCAAGCGTACTTCACGGGCGATGCAGAGAGCACCATCCGTTCGGGCAAGATCGGCATGCTGGATCGTTTCACGGTCTATGTGTCGAACCTGCTGCCGAAGGGTGCTGCTGGTAAGGAACTGGTTGCTGGTCTGTCCGCTACCTCGACCGGTGGCACGCTGACCAACGCCAAGGCACGCCGCACGATGATCGCCGGTACGAAGGACGCTGTGGCTTTCGCCATGACCGTCAACAAGACCGAGCCGCTGCGTAACCAAACCGACTTCGGCGATATCGTCCGTGGTCTGGCTGTCTATGGCCGCAAGGTCGTGAAGCCGGAAGCACTGGTGGTCGCCCAAGTGGGTTCGGCAACCTAATGGTAGGGGGGCTTCGGCCCCCCTATTATCTTTTCTGGATAATCAATGACTGTTTACGAACTGATTGAAAAACTTGGCGGTGAAATCGTGCGCGGCAAAGCGCGTATTCGCCAAGGCGCTGAATATATAATCGTCGGGCAGCTAAACGGCGATAATATGGAGTACACGGCAGTGGGTCGCCAAATGGCGGCAGATAATGCCGAAGCTGTCGAAAACGATAAACCGAAGCGCGGTAGACCGCCCAAAGCTGCCGTAGTAGAATCCGGCGAAGATAATATTGAAGCGCCGCAAGGGCTAACCTAATGGGTCGATTATGTCCTCAGTAAAAGTCGTTGATCTCATTAGCCGAGCACACACCTTACTGCTGGACGCTACTGCCGTTCGCTGGCCCGCGCTTGAACTGCAGGGTTGGCTGAACGACGGTTATAAAGAAATCGTTGCTATTCGTCCGGACGTTAATGCACAAACTACCACGTTTAGTTGCAGCGCCGGTTATAAGCAAAATATCGACAGTGTTTCGACCCGTGTATACCGGGTGCTGGATGTGCGGGCCAATGTGGCAGCTTCGTCCAACAAGCGGGCCCTGCGGTTGGTAACACGCGCCAGCCTCGACGCGATGCGGCCGAGTTGGTACAACGAAACGGCTAGCGTCAGTCTGGAAAAGTTTATCTTCGACCCACGCTTGCCGAAAGATTTTCTGGTGTATCCGCCTGCTGCCGTGGGCGCACAAGTTGAACTGGTATACGCCGAAGTGCCGCAGCCGCACACGCTGACCGAAGCACAACTGATGAACCCGGCGACCACCGAAGTCATCCGCATCGATGACGTTTATGCGAACCCATTGCTGGACTACATGATGTACCGCGCGTACAGCAAGGACAGCGAACAGCAGGGTAACGCACAACGAGCCGTTGCCTATTACCAAGCCATGATGAGCGGGTTGGGCGTGAAAGCGCAAAGCGATGCATCTGCCCAGCCGGGAGCCGCCTAAATGTCCACCGTACTCTGGGAAGATATCCTGCCGCTGGTAACGCCCGACATTCCGTCGTGCCCGCAAGCGACAATTAAAGAGTATCTGCCGATTGTGGCCTCTGACTTTTTCGCGCGTACGCACCTGTGGCGCATGTCGCTCGAAGGCTACAGCACCGTCGCAGGCCAAGCCTCTTATGACATCGCGTCACCTTTGTTTGACGCAGTGATTGAGTCGGTACTGTGGCTGAAGGTTAATGATCAAGCCATGGTGCATACCGACGAACGGTTTGTGAGCCCGGAATTTTTGGAATCGACCGGCACGCCAACCCGCTTCTGGGTCGAGAATGACAGCGCAATCCGCCTGTTCTACATCCCTGATCGGGAGTGGGCTATCAATGGCGAGGTAGCAATTAAGCCCAAGCGCAACGCGCGTGGCATGCCGCGCTGGGTGTACGAGACTTGGGTAGACACGATAGTCAGTGGTGTGTTGTACCGGCTGTGCCGCGTGAAGGGCATGGATTGGTCGGATATGGATTTCGCCCTCATGCACAAGAACATCTATGAGCAAGGCGTGACGAACGCGCGCATACGCGATATGCGCAACGTCCACATGCAAGCGCGCATGCGCCCGCTATAAGGAGCCAAGATGCCCGCAGCTAGTTATGACCTGATGATTGAGCAAGGAGCCACGTTTAGCCAAACGGTGACGTGGAAAGACTCGGACAACGTGCCAGTGAACCTGACCGGCTACACCGCGCGCATGCAGTTTCGTCCGTCGGTGAACGCGCCGACCGTGTATTTCAGTGCCACCTCGACCGATGGGCGCATCGTCTTGGGCGGTGCGGCTGGCACCATCACGATCAACATCTCGGCAGTGGAAACGACTGGGTTTAATTTTGTTTCGGCTGTATACGACTTGGAACTGCAATCGGCCAGCGGCGTAGTTACACGCTTGCTTGAGGGCGGCGTATCGGTGTCGCGAGAGGTGACGCGATGAGCGTAGTCATTCAGGAAGACGGCCAGATTGTCGTTGTCCTGACCCCCTCTGCGCCACAGCTTGTTGAGGTGGTCGCACAAGGCCCGCAGGGGCCGCAGGGGCCGCAGGGTATTCAAGGCATTACTGGCCCTATCGGCCCGACCGGCCCGCAGGGCGCAGGTGTGCAGTTGCAGGGCACAGTATCAACGCCGGAAGACTTGCCCACTGAGGGCAACACGGTAGGCGATTCGATTGCCGTGTCTTCGACCGGCAAAATTTATACTTGGACAGAAATCGGGTAAGGGTAAACCGTCATGGCGACTTACGCATGGGTTGAATCTGGGCCAGTAGGCGCGCCGGGCCCCACAGGCCCGACCGGTGGCTTTGGCCCGACTGGCCCTGCCGGATTGGATGGTAATACCGGCCCGACCGGCCCCACAGGGGCGCAAGGCCCCACCGGCCCCGCTAGCGGCCCGACGGGCCCGACGGGCGCTGCCGGCTTGACAGGAGCTACCGGCCCGACGGGCGCAGCGGGCGCGCAAGGTCTGGTAGGCCCCACCGGCCCGCAGGGTGTGCAGGGCTTGCAAGGTGCGACCGGCCCCACTGGTATCCAAGGCATCCAAGGCGTAACCGGCCCAACGGGTGCGCAAGGCGTTGCCGGCCCCACGGGTGCGCAGGGTATCCAAGGTAATGTGGGCCCCACGGGCCCGCAAGGTATCCAAGGTATCCAAGGTATTCAGGGCGTAACTGGCCCGACTGGCGCACAAGGCATCCAAGGCGTAACCGGCCCGACGGGTGCGCAGGGCGTTGCCGGCCCGACCGGCGCGCAAGGCATTCAAGGCATCCAAGGTGTCACTGGCCCGACCGGCGCGCAAGGCATTCAAGGCGAAGTCGGCCCAACCGGCGCGCAGGGTATTCAAGGCGAGGTTGGCCCCACTGGCCCACAAGGCATCCAAGGTGACACGGGCCCCACCGGCCCGCAAGGCATCCAAGGTGTCACTGGCCCAACTGGCGCACAAGGCATTCAGGGTGATGTAGGCCCAACAGGCCCGCAGGGTGTGCAGGGCATCCAAGGTGTGCAGGGTGACGTAGGCCCCGCTGGCCCACAGGGCATCCAAGGTATCCAAGGCGAGGCACTCAAGGTATTCAGGGTATTCAGGGCATACAGGGTATTCAAGGTCGCCAAGGCATACAAGGAACCCAAGGAATTCAAGGTAACACTGGTATCCAGGGGGTTGACGGACAGCAAGGTATACAAGGTATACAAGGAATCCAGGGCATCCAAGGGATAACTGGAAGTCAAGGAACTACTGGAATCCAAGGTACGCAAGGTATTCAAGGTACCCAAGGTATTCGTGGTTATGTTGGTAGTGCGGGTGTAATAAATTGGTTAGTAAAAACATCTAACTATACAGCAAGTGCATTTGATTACATATTAGCAGACACTGCTGCTGGAACTTTTACTATAACACTGCCAGCTACTCCCGCAGTTGGAGACACTGTGATAATACTTGATAAATATAACTGGACCGTTAACAACTTGATAATAGGCCGAAACGGAAAAACTATTGAAAATTATGCAGACGACTTTGTACTTGATATTGGTCAAAGCAGAGTTGAATTAGTTTACGATGGATTTACATGGCAAATATATAGTTCGTTGGGACCACGGGGATACACTGGTTCAGCTGGCGGACTTACTGAAGCGGCCGCAGCAGCATATGCTATAACACTAGGATAAGGAACATACAATGGGAAAGACTATGATACGAGACTACGTTTTTACACCGGGATCTGCTGGTGCAGGAACAGTCAAAATCCCAGGTCGTTATACACTTGATCAAATTCTATTAATCACAAACGTAACTGACAACCAGATTATATATAGTTTTGGATCATCAGCATACGCTGGGACTACGGCTACTTTTACTGCTGCAAATGACACTACAAATTTTCCGACACTGTTGCAACGTGATATTGGATACACTACTATTACATTAGCTTACAACACTGTAAGTATGAGCGCTTCAGACGCATTACAAGTATACGTTGAACGCGAGGATCATGCAACTGTATTTAGGCCATGGAATTTTGGAACAGATGCTATTGAGAGAATGCGTGTGTCAAACCCAGAGTCACTCATCGACGCTGACTTTGAATATGGTCTTCAGCCAACCAAATGGGCTGGGTATGGAACAACACGTGGTTACCCAAGTGTTTACGACTTACCTGGTGTCGACCTAACTGTAACTGC